AGATGTAAGGCATACTTCATATAAGTTTACAGGTAATTTGAGAATATGTTACTTGGCTGTAAATAATAGATAAGTCTTTGAAAGTCAAAAGGTATTCTCTTATTACCCCTTCAAAAAGAGGTTTGAGAATTATTGCAGAAATTGCCGGATTTTTACCAGCCGGTTTGAGAAAAATTATATCTGCCGCCGAGCCTTTAAAAACCTCTTAATCCTTTATTGAATAAGCGTTTAAGCGTGTTTTTATATAGCGGCTGACCTATGCAACTTAGTTGCTATGGTTGCATAGGGTAAGCAACAATGTCACTTACCCCAGCCACTAAGGAACAACATCTTCCGGCCGCATCAGCCATACCCTTATATTATAGCGTTCCGATAAAGGTTTCAGTCTATCAAAGGAACCTCCGATCAGACTCTTTCTCTAAAATCAAAACAATGCCCGGCTTCTTTCCTGTCTGTAGAGCATAATAAAGACTCTGCCCTACAGACTCCGCCCACTTCGATGCGAAGTCAAATTCAATTGCGTACTCATCTGTGAGGCAGTCAACTCGGGCGCCGTCATCGAGGACATACTCGATGATCCCTCTGGCCTGCTTACACCATACCTCCTGATAGTCTTTTTCTTTATATTGATGGGCAGCCTGAATCGGCAGAGCTAAAACTATTAGAATGAATAGAAACATTAAGAGTAGTTTTTTCATTTAATATTTATAGTCTCCTTTCCCCATATCCCAGTGCCGGCACTGAAATAATTTGATAGAAGTCTATGATGATGTATAACTTTTTGAAGAGAGACACCCATCTCTTTAGCGACAATTTTACTTATTTGTTCTGTGGTGGGCATTTTAAGCGGTTGTTTTGAGTATTTATCTGCAAGCTGTTTATCGGTTTTATAATAAAAGAGAACTATTTTTTTAGCAGTCTCAAAAGTCTCTTTATTGAATATAGATAAACGAGGCGCATCATTTATAAATAAAACTTTTTCATTATCATCCCTTACTGGTTTACCGATCTCTGAATTCCATTTTTTAATTTGTTCATCAGACGGCACGCCGTAATGGATTGTAATTACATTGTCCTCATAATCTGCCCTTCCAGCAAAATATGCGTAGCGTCCTAAATCAGCATCAGGTGTAAGTTTTACAAATATTCCTGTGGCATTAGGATATTTCCCATACACTGCTTTTAAAATAGCCAAGAGCGAAGGTTTTACCTGTTCTCTTTTAATGTCGAACGGCACTATTGCTGTAGCTATTCTGGCCTTCCCACCATGATAGTTATCCTCCTTTATATCGACATTCATATTCGGCACCGCGCCGACCAACATAGCCTCAGGGATTGCCTTATCAATCTTTGATTCGCAGGAAATTAAGAGCATTGTTATGAGCAATAGAAATGTTTGGAAAAAACTTTTCATATCATCTCTCCCGATCCTTTTTTATATTCTTTTTTCCAGTAGCTCTCTTCTCTTTTTTACATTCCGGAGCGTCCGGATGGCACGCGCAATATTTAGAGTAATTATGGATGTGATAGCCTCCGCGCTTACGGTCATTGTGTCCGCCGCATGCGTCCGTTCTTCCGCCGTGCGCTAAAACATTCGATGCAGAAAAGAGAAAAATTACGAGCAGGAATAAAAGTTTTGTAAATGTATTCATCTTTTTCCTCCCATCCTACCTCTCTATTTCCCTTCCGAACCAGATGACCTTGCCATTGATGATAATCTGCTCCGACTCGGCTTCGAGAGGTTCATATTTTACGTTATCGCTTATTATCCGCACCTTTTTTGACGGATATATCACCTGTAATCTCTTTATCATTATAATATCATCCATCGCAATTGCATAGATGCCGCCCTGTGGGTCGATATAATTTCTATTGTGATCCACTAAAACAATATCTCCAGAATTCAATGTCGGCTCCATACTGTCGCCGCTCACACGGATTAATGACATATTCCGGGGATCGCCATGTTTCTGAATCCAATCTCTTTTAAAAGCGAGCTTTAGTTCAACTGCGGTTTCAGGGATTAGCCCGCCGCCCGCGCTGATTTTGCCGGATACCATAGGAATATAAATAAAGTCTCCATGCGGGGCTGCTTCTTCGCTGACACTAACAAGCTGTTTTAGTTCTCTTCTTTGGCGCAGTTGATTTTCTATCCATTCCTGTGTCTCAAAAGTGCTTTTATTAAATCGGTGACAAATATCGGAAAATGCCATCGTACCATAATTTGTAATATATGTTAACTCCCCTTCCTCTATCATCGATGATGGGGCTTGTGCATAGACCTCAAACGCTTTCTCTCTCTTTATAATCCCTTCGCCGGTGAGAAGCCAGTGAATATCTATATCTTTTTCTCTACATAGTGTAATTAAGATTTCAAGAGGAATAAAGTTGCGAGCCCTCCAAACCCCGAGTTTGCTCGGAGTAATGCCCAGCATTTTAGCCAGTTCCACATCCTTTTCTATATGAATCTCCGCCTTGAGCCTGTCAAAAATAATGTTTACATTTTGAAATTTTTCTCTTGACATTCATCTACACCAAGTATATAATCTACGCATGGTAAACAAATCGTTAATATTCAGGGGTAAAAAAAGCCTCATAAAAATAAATATCACCGAGCTTGCCCGCACAATTGGACGCACCCGGACATGGGTGTCTCTCGTCCTTAACGGACACAGGAAAGGCGATGCGACTCGTAGAGCCATAGCGAAGGCCCTCAATATGCCGTATGCGCGGCTATGGGGCAAGGCTGCTAAAAAAGCAGCGTAGGGGTTACCTGCGAATGCATTTATATATAAGGAGGTAGTCATGGCAGATCCTTTAGATTTTTTTTCAAATCCTGAAGGCGGGCAATCAAGGCGTCAATATAGCCTTGCGGCGGAGGAAGACATTCTCCGTCTGCGTCGACAAATTGCGATGCAGAGGCAGGCAGAGCGCCTGACTCTTGCATCAGCCCGCGCAATGCTAAAATCTCTATCCCATTCTGAACACTCATCAGGAGTTGTAAGTGAATAGCACAGCCTTGCAGATTCATATGGTCATAGGATGTAAAGAATCCGCACTTATCTTCAAGACACGGGCCGAAGCTGTTAAACGGGCATCCTTTCATGGTTTTAAGTATAAATTTTTTTGCGGGTTTAAGCAATGACAAAAGCCAAAAATAAATCGTCCGAGCAGACCAATATCTTTGACTGGCTTAAAAAAGCCGAGGAGCTTACCCGGCAGACAGAGTGCATCGTCAAAGGCGGACTTGACATTGATTCCGAGTTCAGAGCGGCTATATCTGAGGACATTAAACACGCCGTCGTTTCTTGCTCTGGCCGCGAGCTTTCCCGGTATGAAGTCGCCGCCCGCATGTCTGATCTGATAGGACAGGAGATAACCAAATCAATGCTCGATAATTGGTCTGCAGAGTCCCACGAAAAGCACCGTTTTCCGTGTCAGTTCCTTCCGGCATTCATCCTTGCCACGGGAGGGCAGCGCAGGGTATTTGAAGTATTAAGCAGACACTCAGGGCTTTTCGCCCTTCCGGGGCCGGAGGCGCTGAGGGCAGAGATTCAAAGGCTTGATGAAGAGGAGCGCAGGATAAAGGCAGAGAAGAGAAAGAGGAAAATCTTTCTTAAAGAAATTGAAAACGGAGGTAAGGAGTAAAAAGGCATGAAGAAACTGACAGCATTTCAATTGCAGGTAAAGTACTCCAGAGAAAAAATAATCCACGATATTTTGCGTATTCAATATGAGGAAAAATTGTCTTTAAGCAAGGCAATAAAAAAGTTCAACGATCTAACCGCATGGAATATTCAGTATGGGATCATCAGCAATGCCATTGATATGGCGAAACTCAACAAAGGCAAAAGCCGATCCATTTCAGAAAAAACTATCAGGCATTGGATTGCCCTTAAAAACAGACATGGCAGTATAGCGCTTGCGCCTGCAATTTCCCCTAAAAAAGAGACATTGGTTGCTGATATACGGCAGAAACTATCCGAGTTGAAACATACCATTGATGGCAGATACTACAGGCTCATAAACCTAATAGAAAATTTAGAAAGGAAGGTTTTTAAGAATGGCAAAGAAAAGTAATCCAACAGATGATCAACTCGTTGCGGTGCAGCAGCAGTATGAGGCGGAAATCGAGAAATTAAAGACCTCAATAGAAGACCGCGAGGGCATAGGCGTTCTTAAAAAAATTCAGATGGACAGGGCATATAATGACCTGATAGAGGCAATGACCTTATATAAATTGAAGGAATCCAAGTCTTACAGAGACAATGGACTTACGTGGGAGCAATTCTGCGAGACCATAGGGCTGGAACGCCGCACGGTTGACAATATTATTAATGATATCCGCCCCATATACCTGAGATTTTCGGAAAACGTTTCCGTTTTTTTTGGAGTGGAATTCAATAAAATCAGGCTCTTAGGAAAATCAATTCCGGAAAATGTTTCCGGAATTAAGGGTAACCTCATTGAATATGACGGCGAGCAATACCCAATCACGCCGGAAGGCATAGCTGCAGTTCTTACCGCTATACAGGAGACACATAAAAAACAGACCGATGAACTGATAGCGAAGCAAGAAGAAGCTCTCACGGACAAAGACTCAATACTGTCTGACCTTAAAGTCAGCCACAAGCGTCTACAAAAAAAGACAGAAGAACTTGAAATGCAGATACCGAAGCCAGATGACGACAGTTGGGCATCAGAGCCTTTGTCTCAGATAGAAAAATCCCTCTATGAGTTTATGAACCTGCTTAATCATTTTGTCTTTGCCCCCGATTTGGTCGGCAAGGGTAAAGTTGCAGGCAACATAAAAGCAAAGGTTGAGGGTCTTTATCAGGCAGGCTATAGGGCGTTCCTTGAATTCATCGATAAGTGGGAATCATACACCGGGCATAAGGTAAGGTAAGGAAATGAAGGCAGTAACGATAAAAGAGATAAGCATTGCTGCCGGCAAATCGCGTCAGGCGATAGAGAAACGCGCTCTCAAAGAATCATGGAGACCATGCGGCGTAAGAGTAGAAAACCACAAAGAGACACGCATATATAATGTCAATGATTTGCCGCATGATATTCAGTTATTATTCCCATCTTCTATGGACAGTCCCGAATCTACGGCTTTGCCTCTACGAGTCATGACCGTAATTCCGGCTATTAATGATGACGCCAGAAAGACAGCCCTTGCCCGGTTTGATCTTGTGAAGGCATGGGAGAGCTATAGGGCATCACATCAAGGCTTGACTGCCGACATAGATAAAGAATTCGTCTCAGGCTATAACTCAGGCGTAACATATCAAAGCCTCCATAATATATTAGGCGAGGCCTCTCGTGGAACGCTCTATCGATGGAAATCACAGCTTGACGGCTCCACAGAATATAATCGCCTCGTTCCGCAATACGGCAAGACAGCGCAGGCGCAGCGGCTTAACGAACTTGAGGAAAAGGTCTTTCTTACATTTCTTCTCAGCCCCAATAAAATCAGGATTGGCACAGCTATCAGGCTCACCCGCTTTGCGCTTGAGCGCAGGGGCTACCGGCTCGATAAATGCGATATGACATTTCGCCGCTACGCCGAGGACTTCAAGTCCCGGCAGTATGATAAATGGGTGCTACTGCGCGAAGGCCAGAAAGCGCTGCGCGACAAAGTAGAGCCTTACATTAAGCGCGATCCTTCCGTGCTTCAGGTCGGCGACGCCCTTGTCGCAGACGGCCACAGGCTTAACTTTCAGGTTATCAATCCCTTCACCGGCAAGCCGTGCCGCGCAACGCTGCTTGCTTACGTGGATTGGAAGTCTTACGACCTTGCCGGCTACGAGATCATGATCAATGAAAACACCCAGTGCATTGCCTCAGCCATGAGAAACGCAATACTGCGGCTCGGCAAAATGCCGGTCGTAAGCTATCAGGATAACGGCAAGGCATTTCGCGGGAGCTTCTTTACAGGCACGGATAATTTTGAAGAGTCCGGATTTTATGGGCTATTCGGTAGGCTCGGCATAGTGCCTGTTTTTGCAAAGCCTTATAATGCCCGTTCAAAGATAGTTGAACGGTGGTTTTTGGAATTTTCTAACACATTTGAAAGGCTATTCCCGTCATTCATCGGCTCATCAATTGCCGACAAACCTGCGTATATGCTCAGGAACGAAAAGCTCCACAAAGCGCTTCATAACGAATACATCCCAACTATAGAAGAGGCAGTCATGCTGCTTGAGTGCTGGCTTGAATTTCACCGCTCTCAGGAATGTCAGCATGTGCCGGGAAAGACAATCGGAGAGGTATTTAATGAAGGCAGGGGCGCGGGAGTAAACATTGCCGAGCTCGACGATCTGATGATGGATATGAAAATTACGAAGCCGGACCGTAACGGCATTCGCTTTTTAGGCCAGCATTATTATGATGAGAATCTTCTCGGCATCCGCGAGCAGGTATATATCCGCTACAGCCTCTTTGATCTCTCGCACATAAAAGCCTATGCGATAAACGGAGAGCATATCTGCAATGCTTATCGCGTGATGCCCGTGCATCCGCTCGCAAATGTCCTCGGCACACCGAAGGACATGGAAGCAGTCAAACAGCAGATATCCGCTCAGAAGCGGGCGGAGAAAAAGACCATACAAGGATCAAAAGAACTCATGCGGCTCGGCAAGACAGCAGAGCTTGACTGGCAGAAAGTAATAGAAATATCGCCGCGCATAGCTGACAGACTTGAGGCAGAGAATATACAGACACCGGCGATAGAGGAGCAGATTCCGGAGGAATGCGTAAGCGGATACGGGGACAGTCCCGAATCTACGGCTTCGCCCGTAATTCAGGGACAGTCCCCTACTGCTGAAGTCGTGAGACTTGAGCCGGAGGGCAGGCCGCTATTTGGAAATAACATCGAGCGCTACGAGTGGCATTTGCAATACGGCATTCTTACTAATGAAGACGATGCATGGTGCGTGTGGTTCAGAACTACGGATGAATTTAAGATGCTTTATACGGCTTTTCAAAATCAGGGAAAGGAGATAGAGGCGGGGCAATAAAAAAGGCTGCCGTTGGCAGCCCACATCTTAAGGTTAAGGAGATGATACCAGAATGAAAAAAGTTTTTGCAAGGACTTCCAATGTCAACAGTTTTGTATCAGCGATGACGAGGCTTCTTAAGCGTGAGGACGGCATACCGGGAATGTCTTTACTTTTCGGCGAACCGGGTCTCGGTAAGACCCGGACGACATTATGGTGGTGCGCCCAGAATGACGGCGTATTCATCCGCACTAAAAAACTCATGACCGGCAGGTGGCTGCTTGAGGAGATAGTCGCCGAACTCGGCGAGGCTCCCATGCGCCGGACATCCGAGCTATTCCGGCAGGCCGTAGATCAACTCCTTGAGAGGCCGAGGACGCTTTTTGTGGACGAGGCTGATTACTTAGCTCATGACGCCCGTGTGATTGAGACACTCAGAGATCTACACGATACAACCGGCACTCCGCTTGTGCTTATAGGTATGGATCAGGCTGACAAGAAGCTAATGCGTTTCAAACATCTGTATGACAGGTTCTCGGAGATAGTCAGATTCGCGCCGCTTTCCGCTGCGGATGTTAAGTCAGTAGCAGAGCAGATGTGCGAGGTTAAGCTCGCGGATGATGCGGTCTCCTACATTCACGGACAGGCAAATCGTTTTAGGCGCGTGGTGGTCTGGCTCTATAAGGCTGAATCTATCGCAAAGGCAAACAGCCTGAAGGAAGTAACTACGGCGCATCTGCAGGGGGTAAAAAAATGACTGTCATCCTGAGCAAGCAACAGGACAATAAAGAAAAGATATGGAAAACGATCAGGGCCTTGCGGGACTTCAATGTCGAGGAAGTCTCAATAGTGGTCAACGTCGCACACTCAATAGTGTCGAGATATATATTTCAGCTATATCAGGCAGGATATGTCCGTCCGGCGGGAAAGTGCAAAGAAGGCAACGGAAGAAAACGCCAACTCTGGCGGCTTGTGAAAAACACAGGCCCCAAAGCGCCCCTGCCTTGCAGGTGTCTTTACGACCCCAATATTGACGACCTTGCGGCAGTAAAGGAGGTCAAAGATGTGGCTTGACATACTCAGAAAAGAAGTCGCTGCAAAGGGGCCCCAGCAGGTCGCCAAAGAGCTTGGCACCAGCCGCTCTACGGTTGACATGGTTTGTCAGGGGAAGTATCCGGCGAGCACGGCGAAAGTAGAGGAGCGGATAAAAACGATCTACGGCAACAACGGCGGCATAGACTGCCCTGTGCTCGGCGAGATCACGCCGAACGCCTGCGCTGAGAAGTGGAAGCTCGCAAAAAAGATAGGAGGCTTTGCATCGAATCCCGAAACGATCAGGTTATATGCGAGTTGTAAAAAATGTTCGGTAAGGAAATGACTATGCAGACAGCAGAGAGACAGAGCGGCATAACGCCAGTCCAGATACGGAAAATCCATGCCCTCAAAAACCGGCTCGGCTGGAGCGATGAGCAATACCGGGAATATTTGATGACCGAGGGCGCCGGCTTTGCGACAAGCTGTAAGGATTTGATCGAGGACGAAGCAGAAAGGCTTATCAGAAAAATGGAGCTTGCAGCCGCGGCAAAGGGAGTGTGGAAGCGCTACAAGGGGGACAGTCCCGAATCTACGGCTTCGCCCGTAAATCCGGGACAGTCCCCTAAGAAATACGATGAGTTTGGAAAGCGTCCCGGCATGGCATCGCCCAAGCAGCTCCGCATGATCGAGGCTATGTGGGCGGATGTCTCTAAATACAAGAACAACAGCGAGGCAAGGGAAAGGGCATTGAGGTATTTCCTGCACCACATTACAGGAGTTGACAGACTGGAATTTTTAGAATCCCGGCAGGTGCAGAAAGTAATCAAAGCATTACAGCGAATGAACCCCGAAGGAAGGACAAGATGAAACCTAAAAAGTTTTTCGAGTTCCTTGAAGTGATTGATTTATATGAAGACGAAGGCTATGCATTCGAAAGGAGGGCTTATGAAACTAAGAGATGCAAGGCTTTGCGCTGATTGCGACGAGGTGTATGAGGCATTTGGCATATATGCCTGCTGCCCGGCGTGCGGCTCGGAAGCGTTTACTCTCATCAGCAAGTGGCTTCCAACAGTCGCGGATTTTGAGAAATGGGTTAAAGAAAAAGAGGGGCAGCCTGTTGACGCAGGACATGCCCCGATGATGAGGTGAAGCTATGAGCATTATAACACAAGAGAAACATGAGGGGACTGTCCCAAGATTTACGGGCGCAGCCGTAGAATCGGGACTGTCCCCGGTAGTAGATGTGGAGTTCGACGCGCTGCGGAGCTACAAGCAGGAATTTTTCGATCTCTACGGAGAGTTGCTTACAGTCGCGCATGACACCGGATGCAAGTATCTGATCACGGATAGGGCAACCGCACGGGTGATGGAAGTCCGCACCGCAGCGGATCTGACAGGCAGCGATGAGAGCGCGGACTGGCTGTCGCTGTCATCGGTAATGCTCTCAATACAGCGCGAGGCAGAAGAGTCAGACGACTGCTGCGAGATATATCACCGCGCAGCGTATCTTGCAAGCAGGGCGTCTGTAATAACGCAGAAAATGCGGAGGTAGCTATGGATATCCAATGCGATAAATGCGGGTCTGCAATGATCGAAGACAGCAGTTTTGAGATAGAGTCTTACCGCTGTTGGAACTGCGGCAATAGGCGCTATCCCGGATACCCGAAGCGTCCGGGCAACATCGAGCTATGCGCCAGTTGTGGAGAGGAGTTTGACCGGAAATTTTCGAATCATATTCTCTGCGATGTACGCAGGGAATCCGATAAGTTCGTTTTGGGAAACAGAAAGAGAGCGAAAAAGCGCAGAGAGATGATGGAGGCAAGGCATGACAGCGCAGTGTAACACGGAGCTAATGCGCTCCGTCGAATTGAGCGACCGGTTGAAATCCGGCCGCAAACAAGGAGGAAGGAAATGGCAGGAATGTATGACATCGAGTTGGCTACGCAGAGATATGCCGATGCCCGCAGCGCGGTAGAGTCCGTAGTCTCGGCGATCGAAGATGAAATGGCGGCAGTTAAAAAGCGGCACATGGCGCGGCTTAAAAAAGCCGTGGCATCAATGGCTATGTTCAGAGATGAGCTTACTCTCGACATTAGAGATAATGTCGATCTGTTTACTAAGCGCCGCACACAGATTTTTTATGGAGTAAAAGTAGGCTTGCAAAAACAGAAAGGCGAGATCACATGGGCGGACGAGGCGCAGGTGCTGAAGCTCATACATAAGCACTTCCCGGACATGGCGGAGTCGCTCATTAAGTTTACGGAAAAGCCGCTCAAATCCGGCCTCGCACAGCTTGCGGTTGCCGATCTAAAAAAGCTCGGAGTAGCGGTAGAAAATGACACGGATGTTGTTGTGATCAAAGATACGGTCAGCGAGGTAGAAAAGCTCGTCGTGGCGCTGCTCAAGGATGAGGAAATCAAGGAGGCAGCATGAAAGATTGCACTACATGCGAATACAGAAAAAAGGTAACCTCAAAAATTCAAGGGCAAAAGATACCTGACGGCACAGGCAAATGCACGAGATCAGGCGGACATTGCGACCCTGACATAGTATACGGCTACATCGGAGAGCCTCCGAGAAAACGAAAAGAAGCAAAGGAGATAGCGTGAAAAACATCGATGTGAAATGCGAATGCAAGACCTGCGGGATGAAAGTGGAGATCGAAATGCGCGATCTTAAAAATGGATTTACGTGCCCTAAATGCGGGTGCGAGGAATATCGGATACTGCTGTAAGGCCGAAACTATCATTATCCTGATAGCAGGATAATGATAGTCGCAGCGTGATGCGCTGCCTGATGAGGCCATGAAATGAGACATGCGGCAAGCATAGAGACGAGCGACAGGTTGCAAAAAGTTCTGGACGTGCTGTTTGACAGGCAGTGGCACAGCACGCTTGACATTATGCAGCGGACATATCTCTGTGCTGTCGGCTCGGCGATATCGGAACTCCGCGCCAACGGTATCAGCGTTGAATGCCGGTGCGCCGCAAAGGGGAAGTATGAATATCGCCTTGATGACGGGAGGCTGTTTGTATGAGAAAGTTTCTCCTTGAGATTGGCAGATATTTCGAGACCGTTATCAGCTACGGCGGAGATAAGAGGGTTATCCGCATATCAAAAGAAAATCTCTGCTGTGAGCAGGTCAAGAAATTTGCATTTTTCACCTGCCCTGCCCTCGGCATTGTCAGACTCAATATAAATTACTGCTTTGTCTGCGGGAAAAAGCTGGAGAGATAATGGACTGGATAAAAGAGATAGAATTTGAGGATTTACTTGAAAAAGATGCCGGGTTAATATATCAGCACTGCGGCATAGAGATATTAATGAGCCTTTGGCAGAATCTTCCGGGCATTACGCTTTATCTCAGCGAAAAAAATCTTTTTGAGATGAAGAAGCGGTATATCCGTATTAATTATTGCAAGGACGATCCGGCATACAACGCAAAAGCATTGGCTGTAAAGTTGCAAGTCTCGGAAAGGTTTGTCTATGAGTCGCTGGCTACGACGGCAGAGAAGGACGACAGACAGGGAAAATTGATATGAACCCCTTGACAGCCCCGGAGCTTTCATATAATAATGAAAGTGCGAACAACCTTGTAGGGGCTGTCCCTGCCCTCGCAATTTATCGCGAAAAAGGGGTGATTTGTTTTTGGGCGTTTCAGTTGCCCGCAGAGTCCTTGCGTCGTGAGGCGCAGGGCAGGTTCCTACAAGGCCTGTCGCAACTCTGCGGGCTTTTTGTTTGCCCGCAACGCGAAAAAACTTGTAGGAGGCTTACCATGACAGACCGCATCGAAGCGGCGGATAGGCTCACTGTCTGCGCCGCAAAACTATCCTTTATCACAGATATCTTTTCTCAGGACGAAATCCGCACATTCCGCTTTTCAGAAGACGGCATGAGCGGGTTTTACTTTGTAGTCTCGGAAATCGAGCAAGAACTTAGTCTGATAGCAAAGGAGGTGTAAGATGAATGATGTAATGGTTATCGAAGGAATGGAGATTGAGAGGATTGAGTATCAGGGGCAGCCGGTATTGTCGCTGCCGATGGTGGCACAGCTTCACCGTAAGGAAACGAAACTCGTCTGGCAGAATTTCAAAAGGAACATTTCGAAGTTCACGGAGGGGGTGGATTTTTATGATTTACCTCAGTCGCTTTGGTCGGGTTTTTGGTATCCTCAAAAAGAGGATACCAAAGGGGTCAAAGACGATACCAAAAAAGGACATAAAGGACATAAAGGCAGCATGATATTTCTGTCCCTTAGGGGCTATATGAAGGTAGCTACAACCTTTACTGATGACCTTTCTTGGAAAATCCGCGACATGCTCATCGACAGCTACTTCAATCTCAGGGAGCTTCAGGCTATCGCAAAAGACCTTATTGCACTGAAGGCCAAAGCTGACGAGGCTGAAACGTGGAAAGACAAATATCTGCATATGCATGAGGAGGTTTATCAGATATTCAAACAAAAGCTCATAAAGAAGCCGCCGCTCACAAGAGACGAGATTGAGCGCATCAAACAAATGTATGCCGAGGGATACAGCGCCAGAGAGATAGGCCGCGCTGTAGAAAGGACAGGGTCAACAATTTACCATGTTCTTGCCAACGAACTATCCGAAGACGAGATGAAAAACTACAAAAAGATTCGCGGTAAAGATTGGGGAAAGAAAAAAGACTGAGCGGTTGCCCCCTAAAGCCCTCTGCGGGAGGCCGGCAGAGGGCTTTTTCTATGGGAGTTACCCTGCGCGACAGGGTAAGTTGATTTAATCCTCTTTTAAATAGTCTTTTATCGCCTCTTTAATCTCCTGTAAATCGCTATCAGTCAGCTTCAAAACCGGTCTTGCAGGGATGGTTGCCTTTTTGCCTCTGCCCGCTTTACCGCCGAATTGATGTATGGCTGCTTGTTTTTTGTTAGTGCCTACCAATGCCGAATCATTATCATATTTTTCCGCCACGGATGCAGCCATTTGCCCGGTGTCTTGCAAGGTCTTTCCTCCTTGCCTTTGCGCCCTTTTGGAAGGCTTCCATCGAGGCCGTCCTTCCTGCTCAAAGTTTTCCTCTACGGCGTCATGCATTACGCCTGCAATTTTACGCATCAAAGGCTGTCTGTTTTGAATACGACCGGCAAGACGGGTAAGTTCTTTTTTTACTTCTCTGTCGTCAATGTCGATTTTAATCATTGCGTTTATAGAGCTTTGCTATGTCTTTGTTATAGCCCTGCATATCGGGCTGCCACGCGGCCTTGCCGGG